TGCGGCCAAAGCAATTATGGATGCAGGTGCATTGAGTGTTAGAGCATATATTACACATGGTGTACTGTCAGGTGAAGCATGTCAGAAGGTTGAAAGAAGTGTACTTGAAGAATTGGTGGTTACTGATTCGATTATCAATCGTTGCCCTAAAAATTGTAAAAAGACACGTCAAGTTAGTGTTGCGCCTTTGTTAGGTGAAGCAATACGTAGAGTATCAAACGAAGAAAGCGTTAGTAGTTTATTCGCCTAACGCTGTTTCGATGTGTTTTATATATTCGTCTATGCTGTGATCTGAGAAGCTGTCAATCTTACCTTGTTTTAAGCCCATCCAGATGCCTCTGAGTTTATCTTTAACTCTTTGCCATCCAGTTGGTGATCTCAGTTTGCCATAGGCGTTTATATAATTCTCATTACCGTGATGTCTATATCCTACAATTGCAGGAGGAACATTAGTAACAACATCATTATTATTTTTCCATCTATGATGAATGATACCTAAACTATTACAATATGTTGGCCAGCCAACTCTTGGAGAACCATAAGTGAATAATTCAATTGGATCGTTAAGTTCTTGGTTATATTTTGCTCTACTTGACATTATAGTAGCCATTGCTGCTCCTAAACTATGTCCACAAAACCAAAGTTCTTTTTTAAAGTTAGTCTTTCGAAGTATATCTTGTTCAACCATAGGCCAAAGATCATCAACTTCTTTCTTAAATCCTCTGTGTACTCTTGATACTGTTTCTGCTAGTACAGGTAATGCCTGTAAATCTGCTTTAATATCACCAAATTGTGTTGGTTCAGTTCCGCGACACGCTATTACTAAGTCAGTCTTATTCATAAAACGATATGCTTGAGCACCGTCCTTATCATAAAATTCAACAGTGGTGAATCCTAATTTTTTTGCTTGCTTTTTTGCTTCATCTATGTTATTATATGCTAGTTGTGATAACTTAGCGAATAACAATGATCTTTCTAAATGGTTTAAATCGTTTATACAACTCATTATTGCTCCTGGTTATTGCTGTCCTCGTTCATGTATAATAATATTTATTAATTATTTCACTAAATACTGTATCGGAGTAATGTTAATATGAGAAAAAAAACTAGAAGTATATTAGAAGAGCTTAATAACTTAGGCCGGTCAAATAATGATGATCATCTGATAGGAGCCACTGCTAACAATATAATTGAAAGTTCTATTAATCTTTTAAATAGAATTAGCGATACATATGATGAAAATACAGCAAGTGAACTTGAACGAAGATTTATTAATTCGATCAAGAGTGGCGACCCTAGAAAATTTAGACGTGGAATACAAAAAGTAATTGAGGGGAAAAATAATGATTCTTAAAGAAGGCGGCAATGTATTTAAAACTGAACAAGGATCCCTTACGCAACGTATTGCTACTAAAGACGTGCATCCTACAATACAGTTTATAGAAAAGATTACCGGATTAACATACGACGAAGAAGACTGGTTAGGTACAACCGGAAAGAAAAACAATCCAGATGGAGAATTTGAAAAGAATTCGTCAGGTGATTTAGATTTAAATACTGACGCAACCAAAGTAAGTAAAGAACAATTAATTGCTAAACTTTCATCCTGGCTTAAAAGCAAAGGCGTTGCTGAAGAAGATATTATGAACCAAGGTCGTAAAAAGACAGATGGCTGGATTCATAATGCAGGAGACCAAGTACATTTCCGCACTCCAATACAAGGTGGTGAAGGATACGTACAAACAGATTTCATGTTTACTAGCAATCCAGAGTTTCAACGTGGCGCAAAGCGTGGTGGAACTGATGTGTATGGCGGTAGGCATCGTGCTATATTATTATCTAGTATAGCAAGAGGACGTGGATTAAAATTTAGTCCTAAGTTTGGCTTAGTTGATCCTGAGCAAGATGATAAGGTAGTTGCAGACACATGGGATAAGATTGCTCCATTACTACTAGGCAAAGGCGCAACAGAAAAAGATACACATACAGTTGAAAGTATGATTGCTTTTATAAAGAAAGATCCTAACTATGAGGAACTAGTTGCAAGTGCCAAAGAAGCATTTGAAAGAGATAACTTAGAACTACCAGAAACTTTAGCTGATAAACAATTATCTAGACTTATTAACTTAACAGGTACATTAGTAAGATGAGATTCTTTGAATTTAATAAAAAACAAGGACAACCTTTAACAGAAGGTGCCCGAATTGAACACCTAGAAGATCTTGTGTTTAGAGAGAACCCACCTAGTAAAGGAGCGTCTCGTGCTTTACAAAGTCTTATCAATATGGAGCAAGGCGGACATACAGATGTTACAGTTAAATGGGACGGAAGTCCTGCAGTAATATTCGGGCGTGACGAAGATGGTGCCTTTATATTTACAGATAAGTCAGGCTTCACAGCAAAAGGTTATGACGGGAAAGCAAAGTCGGAAAAAGATGTAGAAACAATGCTAAAGAATCGTCCAGGGTATGCAAAGAATCCAGAAGGGTATGGCGTACTAATTGGCAATATGAAATCAGCATACACAGCGTTTGAAAAAGCAACACCGAAAGACTTTAGAGGATTCTTTAAAGGCGATATGCTATATTTTACACAACCAACAACTGACGGTACTGATTATGTATTCAAACCAAATATTGTTGAGTACATGGTGGCACAAAAATCAGAACTAGGAAAACAAATTGGATTAAGTTCAGTTGGTATAGTTATACACAGAGAAGTAAGTGCCGACGGCACTGAAGGTCCATTAAAGAACGGTGATATCTTTGAAGGCAACGAAGTACTAGTTGTTCCTCCAGTTACAGTATCAGATGCACCAAGTATAGACGATTCGAGTGTAAAAGAATTAAAAGCAATAATATCTAAAGATGCTGCTGCAATGGATACATTGCTTGATATGAACAAACTTACAGAAATAAAATTAAAAAAATTACCAGAAGTATTCTACTCATACATGAATAGTAAAGTAGACACTGGGTTAGATAATTTAGGTGGCGACTTCTTAGATTGGGTACAATTAAGACCTCAACTAAGTGGTGCAGCTAAAAAGAAGATTGCTGAATATATAGCAGACAATCAACAAGGCTTTAAGGCACTATGGGAAGTAGTTGCAAAGATACAACAAGTTAAAGATGACGTTATTACACAACTTGATAATCAACCAGGCGTACCTGTTAAACAGAGAATGTCTAGTGATGATGATTCAGTAGATGGCGGAGAAGGATATGTACTAGCACATCCAGAAGGCGACATAAAACTTGTTCCAAGAAAAACTTTTAGTAAATACAATAGAGCAGTTCAACGATAAGGAGAAACTAATGAGAATTAATGAATTTGTAGAAGCGGACTTTGATATGGATTACCGTCCGGGTCTAGACAAACACGGCATGGAACTTGATAAAGATGATGGTGACATGACAAACTTTAAACAAGAGGCAATGCAAGTGCAACTTATGAAAGTATCAGACTCAGCAGATGATGATGATATTAAAAATCCAGTACGTACAGTTACTACTGACGATGGAAAAACACATAGAGTTGAACATGCAGAAGCAGAAGCATTACTTAGAGTGCTAAGTGCAAACATTAAACCACAAGTAAAAGTAAAAATAATGAAGGACATACAGTCTTCAAAAGGCTTACAAACAATGTTAGCATTTGTACATAAAAATAAGTTTGTGAAGTAATATAAATGGACTTTATTAAAGATATTCACGAAGCGAGAATGACTCGCAATGCAAACAATCAACGAGTATTAACATATACCGATTGTTGTGAGCGTCTTTATCTTTCTATGCTGGTGTTAGAACTGCTAGATAAATTCCCAGCATACAAGCCACAAGCAAAAGCATATGCTCGATTAACAGCGACACACGATTCGTACAAACATTTTAGAATGTCAGGTACAGACTTGTATAACTTTATACATTTTGTAACTGGTGACGATAGTTCTTTAGGTAAACTTAAAGATCCAGGTGCCGCATTAGCATTACGTAAAACAACTACGTTACCTACTATGGCTGTTAATCGTTACATATCATCTGTTGCTGCTGGCACAAATAGTAATCAAGCACAAACTTTTATTAAAGTAGAAACTGCTTTACGTATTACTAACACAGACTATAAAGGAATAAGACGTGGACTATTTAATTTAAGATCACTGCAACAAGCTGAAATTAAAAAATTAGTAACACGATTGCTTATTGCGGCAAGAGCTAAACTTCGTAGTTCAGATATTATTACATATTTAGAATCGTTAGCAGCTGATAAAAACTTAGAAGTCGGCGGCGTAACTGATAACGAACCAACTGTAAGTGTTCCGGACATAGTACCAACAGGTAGAGACTTACAAATGTATAGATACTTTGTAGGAACTGAAAACTTACAGTTAACTAAAAAGTTTTTAGAACTTGCAAAACAAGGTAAACCAATTCCAGGGCCGATGGTACAAGCATACTTGCCTGCTATTAAAATGCTAGATGACATAGTAAAAGCAGGGCCAAGTTTTGTATCTGCCGTAAGAAATACGCACAATCGAGCCAAAAAGTACCTAAAATAGGGTATTTTTTTCCAAAAGACTAAATACATATAACAAC